TCATGTTCGGCTAATAGGGGGTACTTATGTACCCCCATAAAATTATTAGATATTTTCAAACGAAGCTCCTGTTGGAGTGATAAAGAATTCGATGTCGATGAATTCTAACGCCTTCGTAGGTTTTAAGTAGATTTTACCTGTTAAAGTATTTCTATCTAAATCTTCAGGTGATGAAGAAACTGTTACACGGAAATCGTATAAACCTCTGTCTCTTCTGATTGAATCCAAGATAGGGTTAACACTATCCAAGAATTGTTGTCTAACTAATTGGTCGTTTTGTTCGAACAACAATCTAATTGCCACAGCTGAAATCAATTTACGAGCTTGAAGTAACAATCTTCTCACGTTTAATCTGTTAAGAGCTGTGTCAGCAACTTGTAAAGTTTTGTTACCCCAAATTACGGTTCCAACATCAGAGAAAGTAGCAATAGGGTTAATTCTACCTTGATACAACGTATCTCTATCTTGTTGTGTAAGTTTTTGTCTAGCTTTGATTGAATTAACAAGACCTCTTGTGTAACCCGCTGATGCGAACCATGGGAATGAAATGTTATCTGTCAATGCTAAATTTCTACAAACTTCACCAGTTGGTGGTAAGTAAATTTGAGTATTGTTTACAGTATCTCTTGTTAAAATCCAAGGATAGTAAGTCGCAGTATAGTTAGAATCGATACCTGTGTTATCCAAGTTATCAACCGCTTCTTGTGAATAAATGATATCCAAAGAGTTTGTCGAATCTGGTGTATACATGTTATAGTCAGGAGTTGTACAGATATAAACTGAATCCGCTCTTGAATATTGAACCATGTCGATTGCTTCTTCCACAAGGTTTGAGTTGTTAACATAGTCAATACTTGCACTTGCAAATACGTTAATGTTAGTTGCTTCAGGGTTTGCAAATGTTAAGATACCTAATAAGTAAGCGTAGTAGTCAGTGTTTGCAAAATCTTGTGTATTGTTTTGAACCACAATTCTTTTGAATAAACCGTCACCTGTAGCTGTAGGGTATCTTGATGATGCCGCAGCACCCGCTAAGTAACCTGAAGAACCTAATTGGAATCTATCTTGGTTTGTTCTCCACTCTCTGTAGATGTCCCAACCGTCAAATCCACCAGCAAAACATACAGTATATTTTCTTGAATAAATGAAATAGTATGGATTATCTTGAGTTTCAGGGTCAGCTCTAAATTCTGCAGTACCACATTCAAATGCTGTTTGTCCACTTGACATGTAAGTATTAGCAATTGTAACAACTGTTGCACCTGAGTCCATGTGGAAACCTTTACTTAAAATATTCCAAGGAGTAGAGTCAGTTGCAAGTGCCCAGTTAGCTTGTGGGTTTTGTTTACCTTTATAAGTTAAGAATGATTCATCAATACCAAATTGTGTTGAAAATCCTAAGTAACTTCTTCTAATAATATCTCCACCTGATTCCACAGCGTTAGAACCTCCAACAGTTGAACCAAACGGTGGGTTATAAATAACTTCACCTGGGTAGTAATATTTTGTTTTGAATTTTGGATATGGTGATGGGAATGAATCATAGTCTAAATACTCTCTTTGAGTATAACCATAGAAACCACAAGGAAGTGCATCTATTGGGTATTCATCTGCTAATTCAAGCATCACATATTTTGAAATTAATGCAAATTCACCGTTTGAAGAACCAATCTTTTTAGCAACGAAGTTGTTAGAACCCGGGTCCATATTACAGTTTGTGAATTTTTCAATAACAACAGGATTTGCATCTGTATCAAAGAAATTTCTAATCAATACATCAAAAGACATATTGTTAAAAGATAAGTTAGCAATAGACACTTTAATTTCAGTGTTAGCTGCATCTCCATCAGATATTGAAATAAATTTAAATAATTTATAAACTTTATTACCTCTCAATTCTGAAACCAAGAAAGGAGTTTCAGGGGATTGATATTTTTCTAAATTCCAAGCAATTGATGTTGAAGATTCACTTCTTGCGTCAGGTAATGCAATTAAATTACAAGACAAACCACGGATGTAACCTTGATTATATGCGTAATCTAAAGAACCTTGATAAGCCTCCTCAACAAAAATAGGAACTTCAAATCTTGATTTACCAAAGTTATCTACACCTAAAACTTTTGTTAAATATTTTGCGGAAGATGCTAATAATGAAGTTTCCAAAGAGAAAGCATCACCATCTTTAGTTACACCTGAAAGTAAGAATGTTGCGTAAGGTGATTTTGTAATACCTGAATATTGGTCAGTACAAACAATTTGAAGATTGTTTGGAACCCAAACGTTACTATTATTATAGTCAATACCCACTTGATAAATTGGACCATGTTCGATACTGTCAGCACTATTAGCGTATAATGAAACCCCTCTTGAACGAAGTGTTGCAATTACCATGTTATTAAATTCTGTATAAGCAGTACCTGTAAAGTTATATGTAACACCGGTAATAGTTCCTGTAAAATCACCAGTAACACCAGATGTTAAAGTATCAACAGAATAGTAAAATGAAAATCCTGTGTAAGCATCTCCACTTAAAATATCAAAGTTTGAATAATACCAAGAATCGTTTGAACCTGCAGACAAGTCATTTGTTGCTAAATTATTATCACAAACAAATGGATTAATCAATGTTGAAAACTCACTTGTAATATCATAATAATCATTTTCAGGAAGACCACCGTATGCCACAACAGTTGTTGCAGAAGTTGATGGTGTGTCAATAATTGCACCTAAATAAGAATTGAAATCATTTTGGAATGTTGATACACTACCATCATTTTTTCTATATTGAATATTCAAGTTTTCTTGAACCTGAACTGGTAATGCTCCTCCAATAAAATCAATCGTATTACCTGATTGTGTTCCTGAGAATGTAGCAGTGAAAGTTGTTTCAACACCATTAAGTCCAATTGTTGTTGGGTCAACGTTGGCAGTTACTTGTAAACTCCAAGATGGACCCGCATCATAACCTGACAAACCCAATACTCTTGTTACAAACAATTGATTTGATTGTTGCAAGTATGACTTAGCAATGTATGCCGCTTCATATTTTGGAATTTGTGTGTTATAAAACTTAACGGGTTCAGTTCCTCCAAAATATGCTTGGAACTCGTCGTAGTTAGTTATGAATACTGGTTCAAATGCTGGACCTTTTATAGTTTCCCCAACAAGACCTAATGTCGTTACACCCACACTTTGGGCTACGAATGATAAGTCGGTTTCAGATGTGTATACGCCTGGTGATACGTACACTTTTTGATTTGCTTGTGCTGTTGCCATTATTAAATTATTCTGTTACAGATTTATTTTATAGATAAATATTCAACTTTGTATGAAAAAACTTTACTTTTGAATAAGTATTTATAAACGGTATGAATTAATTCTGCCTTTTTTCTACCATGAAAACAAAGAAAGAAATCAAGAATATAAAAATATCCCCTGAATCACATGAGATACTAAAAAAGTACTGTGACAAGAGGGGTATTAAAATTTATAAGTTTTTGGAAAACTTGATAATGGAAAAGTGTAAGGAGAAGAAAGATATCTACGGTGAAGATTAAACAAGTTTGTTATCAAACAATATGTTTGATTCTTCACTATTATTAACTTTTGTTACCTCAATTCTTAAAAGGTCTCCTGTTGTAATTTGAATGTGATTAATATCACTTCCATAATAATCATCATTAATATAAACATCAAATGTTTCAACATTACTTGTAGAAACTAAATTCATGTTTGCGGTAAAATCCATCATATCATTCAATACAGTATTACCCGAAACAAATAAAAAATTCATTTCAAATTGGTCAGGGTTTTCAGGAAATTTTGGTCTTCTTTGTTTTCTTGTTGAAGTATCAAGTTCTATAAGTTGTGTAACTCTTTGGATTGCAGGTTTAACTTCAAATTCTTCCTCATCTATTAAGTAACCCATCATATTAAATTCATATGATTGTACATAATATTTTCTTGAATCCATACCTAATTGGGATTCATCACCAACATTCTCCAAAATAATAGGAACATACTGGCCTTTAATAAAAGTGTAGGCTTGTCTTGATGCAAAAGTTTGCATAACAATTTTATTAAGTTGGTTGAGTTCTCTCATTCTATTACAAATAAGTTTCACACTGTATTTTATGTCAACAGGTACTGGTTGAGGAATTGTATAAATGTCCATACCTTGTTCATTTCCATTCCATGTAGGAACTGACGCATAATAAAATTGTTTTCTATTTGGTATATTATAAATTAATGCAGGATTTGAGCCATACTTTACTTCGGGTAATCTGACAACTGTCATGAAAGGTGGTTGTGGGTTATAATCCATATCCACAAATTTCCAAGTTTCTAAATATTGAGTCCAGTTTTGAGTTGTTATAATAACGTCTAATAAAGGAACCACTTTACCCGAGGTAATAACTTGTAACTCACTTTTAACAAAATCAAGCATACCTCTATCTAAATCTGCATGTAATACAGACTTAGGTAAATAAGTACCATCTTCTTTAATATATTCCAAAAGTTGTTCTCTACGAGCAGACAACTCTTTCTTTGGAACCAAAGGTAATGTTGGTTTAACTAAATTTCTTGGTAATCCCATTATATTCCTTTAAATTCATTTTCACTAACCCATGTTGCAACAATTGTTCTATAAAACGGTTTGTATCCACCATAAGTGTGTTTATTGTCAGACCTAACATACCCGTCATCACTAACAGAATAATATCTAACTCGGTCTTCGGTTTCGTAATACCCAATGTAATCACCCATGAATATTTCAACCCCCAAATCATCAAGTTGTTTTTGATAAATTGAAAATTTCATGTTTCCTGGTTCTTGAATTTCAACTTTAGAATTACCATAGAATTTATTAGTTGGTGCCATAACTTGAACCAATCCTTTTAATTCAACAGGTGCCATGAATTGTACTCCATCTTCCACAACTTCACCATATACATCATCTTTTTTTGTTTTATACCTATCAATACGATATAGAACAATTGTGAAGTTCATATCACCCTCGAGCCATTCCTGTCCCATACTGATATCCAAATCAAAATCTTCTCCACCGAAGAATTTACCTAATCTTGTTATCGGAACTAATTTTTCCATATATTGATAAATACTTTATTTTCACTTATATTTAATACAAACTTTTATTTGAGCGAATGGAAATAAGTTTGGAGTC